CGCACAGTGGATCCTAGGCTAATTGATTGCGCCTTTGGAATCAGCTCTGCACCGAAAAGCCTCCAACAATGTCCAATTCAAAGGAGGTGAAGTCCTTCTTGTGGACACAGAGCCTGAGGAGAGAACTCTCAGGGTACTGCTCCAACATAAAGATCCAAGTCATCAAGGATGCTCAAGCACTTCTTCATGGGCTGGACTTCTCTGAAGTTGCCAATGTTCAAAGGTTGATGAGAAAGGAGAAGAGGGATGACTCTGACCTGAAAAGATTGAGGGACCTAAACCAGGCAGTGAACAATCTAGTTGAGTTAAAGTCAGTCCAACAGAAGAATGTTTTGAGAGTGGGGACACTAACCTCTGATGACCTCCTCGTCCTTGCTGCCGACCTGGACAGACTCAAAGCAAAAGTCATCAGAGGTGAGAGGCCTCTTGCTGCTGGAGTCTATATGGGCAACCTAACAGCTCAGCAGCTAGAACAGAGGAGGGTTTTGTTACAGATGGTCGGAATGGGTGGCGGGTTCCGGGCAGGAAACACTCTCGGAGATGGCATTGTTAGAGTGTGGGATGTTCGAAACCCAGAGCTTTTAAACAATCAGTTTGGGACAATGCCAAGCCTGACGATTGCTTGCATGTGCAAACAAGGGCAGGCAGATCTGAATGATGTGATCCAATCGTTGTCAGACTTGGGGCTTGTGTACACTGCAAAGTATCCAAACATGTCTGACTTAGACAAACTCTCTCAGACCCACCCAATCTTGGGGATCATTGAGCCCAAGAAAAGTGCCATAAACATATCAGGGTACAATTTTAGCCTGTCAGCTGCGGTGAAAGCTGGTGCTTGTCTAATAGACGGCGGAAACATGCTGGAGACCATCAAAGTAACAAAATCCAATTTGGAAGGAATTTTGAAGGCTGCCTTGAAAGTCAAGCGTTCTTTGGGAATGTTTGTCTCTGACACGCCAGGGGAAAGGAACCCTTATGAAAATCTCCTCTACAAACTATGTCTTTCTGGAGAGGGTTGGCCTTACATAGCATCAAGAACATCGATCGTCGGCAGGGCTTGGGATAACACAACTGTTGATCTGAGTGGTGATGTGCAACAGAATGCAAAGCCTGACAAAGGTAACTCCAACAGACTCGCTCAGGCCCAAGGCATGCCTGCTGGTTTGACCTACTCTCAGACAATGGAACTCAAAGACAGCATGTTGCAATTGGATCCAAATGCTAAGACATGGATTGACATAGAAGGGAGACCTGAAGACCCCGTGGAGATAGCTATCTATCAACCTAATAATGGTCAGTATATTCATTTTTACAGGGAACCAACAGACATTAAACAATTCAAACAAGACTCCAAACACTCTCATGGCATTGACATCCAAGACCTATTCTCAGTTCAGCCGGGGTTGACAAGTGCTGTAATTGAGAGCCTGCCAAAGAACATGGTCTTGTCGTGTCAAGGTGCTGATGACATCAGAAAGCTTCTTGACTCCCAGAACAGGAGGGACATAAAACTGATTGATGTGTCCATGCAGAAAGACGATGCAAGAAAATTTGAGGATAAGATCTGGGATGAATACAAACACCTTTGTAGAATGCATACGGGGATTGTAACGCAAAAGAAGAAGAGAGGTGGCAAAGAAGAAGTGACACCACACTGTGCATTGCTGGATTGTCTCATGTTTGAAGCAGCAGTCATAGGGAGTCCACAAATTCCAACCCCCAGACCAGTCTTGAGTAGAGACCTGGTGTTTAGAACAGGTCCTCCCAGAGTTGTCCTGTAAGAAGGGACACCTCCACGACCCACCGCCTCTGGCGGTGGGTCGTGGAGGCCATCAAGGAACAGTCACTCCAGGCCCCCGAGACCCACCGCCGAAGGCGGTGGGTCTCGGGGGTGCCCCTGTTCTTCACCTTTTCCATTGTGTGGGGAGACCTGGTTGCTTATAGAAGCCACAGGAACAGATTGCCATGTGATTGAGTCTGTGTGGTTTCGGGCAAGGCTTGCCTTTTATGTGTCTATGTGTTGGAATTTTGATTAGGTGGAGGAACACGGAGATCAAATAAAAGCTAGTGGAGAAAACAAAAAGATCTACTAACCCCAGAGGTGTTGTGCTCTGCCTTTTCTCATACTCCTTCCTCAACATGTCAGTGAACATGTTATTGGCTTCTTGCTCAATTTCTGTTGAGAACTGGGTTTCATTTAGGTATGACCCATTGGTCACAAGCCAACACTTTGGGAGGGATGTTCTCCCTGTCCTAGTATCATTCAAGTACCAAAACTTAGAGTAGTTGCAATAAGGAATACCCATTAGATCTCTCAAATGGTTCCTCATGACCAGTTGATCATTGATGAGGGCGTTGACAGCTTTATTTATCAAATTTATGCTCTGCTGAACTTCAGACCTCAGTTTGCTAATTGCTTGTTTATTAAAATCAAAAAGGCGGAGCATGTCACAGAATTCTTCATCATGTGCCTGATTACACTTCGCAATGGCAGTGTTCCCAAAGCATTTCAGATCAAGCCCTATTAGCATAGACCTTGTGAGACAGTAACCACCTGGCATGTCGTTCCCTTCCGAGTCACTCAAAGTCCATGTAAAAAGACCCAAAAGTCTTCTTGAGATGTAGAAATTCCTGGTTCTCTGTGACAGAAGGCTTAAAAATCCCATGGGTGAGGGTCTTGAGAACATGCAATGATCCTCCCATGATGTGTTCTGAATAATCAAATACTTATAATCGGTCTGTATGCATTGAGTCCCACTTATGTCAGAGGCAACCGAAAGGGAGGTGCTCCAATACATTCTTCTAAAAACATCCATAATGCCATTTGCAATAGTGCCACAGTGGTTGCCGGCATCCACATAATTTGAGTGGGACAGGTTGTATTGAACTGAGATCTTCCCTCCGTTAAAATCACATGACATTGCCTCATGTTGGTTAAAATCTGGAATGCTTAGGTGGAATGTTGTCAAGATTGACATAAGTGCTTTGTCATAAAGATTCCTCCTGTGAGCATCAGACAGGTTGCAAAACTTATGATCAATTATGCTAGTGTTTGTCAATGTCAGCTCTAGGCCTGTCTCATTCCCAACTTGGATGTAGTGATGGGAGTTGTTCTTTGAGCAGGAGAGAGGCATCGTTGCATTCAGTGAAGACATGTCGAGGTCGAAAGAGAAGAACTCATAGTTGTCCTTATAGATGCTTGAGCATGATCTCCCACACAAGAACAAAAATGTTATCAAACCGATGATTCCACAGGTCATCACATTGTAGATGCCCTTTAGGATGGCCAAGATTGAGAGGGTCATCAGCACAATGTTCATCACTTCTTCAAGGATGTGTGGCACCTCTTGAAAGAAGGTGACTATCTGCCCCATCTCCGAGATGCTCTAGAAATGCGCAACCAAAAAGCCTAGGATCCACAAGGGCG